CAAGGCGAGGCGCTGGGATTTGCGCCAGGTGTCGGCGTGCCCGCTGGCGCTGTGCGCGTGGCCGCTGAGGGCGTGCAGGCGTTGCCGTCAATCGCTGGGGATATTGGACGCGTGATTGGCGGGTTGCCAAGCAAGGCAGCCGCGCGACAGTTTGAGGATTTTGCCGCGTATCAGCGGTCGATTCCGCCAAGTGACGTCAGCCCTCTGACGGCGTACCACGGCACGCCGCATACGTTTCCTGCTGAGCCGGAATTGCCGCTGGGGCGTTTTCGCGCCGAAAAAATTGGCACCGGCGAAGGCGCGCAAATGTATGGGCACGGCCTGTACTTTTCGGAAAACCCAAAAGTTGCCGGAACATATTCAGAAGCAAGTCCAATAAAAGGACTAGAAAAGTCAAAAGAATTTTCTCAACTTTCGAAAAATGTTCAAATTGAAGTGTTAAGAGCTTTTCAACAAGATTCTGATAAAGGCAGAGAAATTGCGCTTCGTAAAGTAACAGAACGACACCCTGAAGCCGCCATAATTTCCTTTAACAAGTACAAAAGGCTTTACACCGTAGACATTCCAGATGCGATGGTTGACAAGATGCTGGATTGGGATAAGCCTCTTAGCAAGCAACCAAAAGCAGTACAAGATGCCGTTGCAAAACTGCCGTTTGAAACTCAAGCCGTTCCAATGACTGGAAGGGACATTCTTGATGCTGCAAATGCCTTTGCTGCTACAGAGGTGTTGGGCCGAAATCCAGCGGGCGGAAGCGAAATATTACGCCAAGCGGGCATTCCTGGCATTCGCTACCTAGACCAAAGCTCCAGAGCAGGCGGCGAGGGCACTCGCAACATCGTTGTCTTCCCTGGGGAAGAACAAAACGTTAAAATCTTGAGCCGCGACTAACGGCAGGCGTATTAGTGCCCGCCGATAAACCGCAGTAAATTCGATATAAATGCAGAAACCAATATACACCGCGACCGAGGAGCAGGCGCTGATGACGCGCCTGTGGGAGCCGCGTATTCGAGACGACCCCGAAGCGTTCGTGTTGCTGGCGTTTCCGTGGGGGCAGCCGAACACGCCGCTGGCGGCGTTCGACGGGCCCCGGAAGTGGCAGCGGCGCGTGCTGCGGATGATCCGGGATCACATCGGGGCGAACCGTGGGCAGGTGGAGATGGACACCCTGCGGGCGGCGGTGTCGAGCGGGCGCGGGATCGGGAAATCGGCGCTGGTGAGCTGGCTGATTCTGTGGATGCTCTCGACGCGGATCGGCAGCACGGTGATGGTCAGCGCAAACAGCGAGGCGCAGCTGCGGGGCGTGACCTGGGGCGAGTTGACGAAGTGGTCAGCGATGCTGATTAACAGTCACTGGTGGGAAATCAGCGCGACGAAGCTCATGCCGGCGCAGTGGCTGACGCAGATCGTTGAGCGGGACCTGAAGAAAGGCACCCGGTACTGGGCGGCCGAGGGCCGACTGTGGAGCGAGGAAAACCCGGACGCCTACGCGGGCACGCACAACATGGACGGGATGATGTTGGTGTTCGACGAGGCGTCGGGCATTCCGGACCCGATTTGGGCGGTGGGCGCGGGGTTTTTTACGGAAAACATCCTCGACAGGTACTGGCTGGCGTTTTCGAACCCGCGTCGCAACGAAGGGTATTTTTTCGAGTGTTTCCACGCCAAGCGGGATTTTTGGAAGAACATCCAGATTGACGCCCGCAGCGTTGAAGGCACCGACCAGCGGGTGTACCAGCAGATCATCGATGAGTACGGCGAGGACTCCCGCGAGGCCCGCGTCGAGGTGTACGGGGAGTTCCCCGCTGCCGGCGAAGACCAGTTCATCGCGCCGCGCCTGGTAGACGATGCCGTAAAGCGGCCGGCGTACAAAGACCCCACCGCACCGATCGTGCTGGGCGTGGACCCCGCGCGCAGTGGCGCTGACGCGACCGTGATCGTGGCCCGTCAGGGGCGTGATCTGGTGGCGATTCGGCGGTATCGGGGCGATGACACGATGACCGTGGTGGGACACGTGATCGACGCCATCGAGGAATTTCGGCCCGCGCTGACGGTGATTGACGAGGGCGGGCTGGGATACGGGATTCTGGACCGCCTGACGGAGCAGCGGTTCAAGGTCAGGGGCGTGAATTTCGGCTGGAAGGCCAAGTCTAGCGTGATGTGGGGCAATAAGCGCGCCGAATTGTGGGGCGCGATGCGCGACTGGCTGAAATCGGCGCACGTACCGGCTGACCGGCAGCTGAAAGCCGATCTGACAGGGCCGAAGACGAAGCCCGACAGCAGCGGAACGGTGTACCTGGAGTCGAAGAAGGACATGAAATCGCGTGGCTTGGCGTCGCCGGACGCTGCCGACGCGCTGGCATGCACGTTTGCGTTCCCGCTGGCGCATCGGGAGTACAATGCCAAGGAGCAGCGCCGCTCAATCAGTGATCGCGGCGTGGTTTCGGCGGGTTGGATGGCTCACTGAGGGCCTCCGGGAGCGGTAATGGCGAAGAAATCCGTGTCTCTGAGCGTCGGCCGGGGCGAAAAACTGCCCACCGAGCGCGGCGCGGGCCTGACGGCCAAGGGGCGCGAGCGCTATAACCGCGAAACGGGGTCGAATCTGAAGGCGCCGGCACCGAATCCGAAGACTGAGGCGGACGCCGCGCGTAAAAAGTCGTTCTGCTCAAGAATGTCTGGCGTAGCTGCGAAGGCCAAGGACGGCGAGCGGGCCAAGGCCGCTCTGAAACGCTGGAAGTGCTGATCATGCCGCAGAAATCCGCTTCGAAACCCGGCCTTTACGCCAACATCCACGCTAAGCGCGAGCGCATCGCTGCCGGCAGCGGCGAAAAGATGCGCAAACCGGGCTCGGCCGGTGCGCCGACGGCCAAGGCGTTCAAAGAGTCGGCCAAGACGGCGAAAAAGGGGAAATGACATGCCTCTGGTGAAATCAGCGTCCAAAGAAGCGTTCCGCAAGAACGTGAAGGCTGAAATGCAGGCCGGCAAGCCCCAGAAACAGGCTGTCGCCATCGCGTACAGCGTCAAACGCGAGGCGCAAAAGCCCGCGCCTGCAAAGAAGAAGTAATGGCGTACAACCGCACCTCCGACCCCACCGGCATCGCTGGTGCCCGCGTGGCCGCTGCTGGCGGCAAGCAGGACGCGGATTTTCTGGCCGAGATGCGTCAGCGCATGACGATGGCGCAGGCTGCGGTGTCGAATTCGCGGCAGAACGAGCTGGACGATCTGAAGTTCTACGCCGGCAGTTCGGACAATTCGTGGCAGTGGCCGCAGGATGTGCTGGCAACCCGTGGCAGCGTGCAGGGCCAGACGATCAACGCTAGGCCGTGCCTGACGATCAACAAGCTGCCGCAGCACGTCAAGTCGGTCACCAACGACCAGCGTCAGAACCGCCCCAGCGGCAAGGTCATTCCTGCTGACGACAAGGCTGATCCGGAGGTTGCGGAAATCTTCGACGGCATCGTGCGGCACATCGAGTACATGTCCGACGCGGACGTCGCCTACGACACGGCCTGCGAGAACCAGGTGACGTTTGGCGAGGGCTACATTCGCATCCTGACGGAGTATTGCGACCCCGACACGTTCGACCAGGACATCCGCATCGGGCGCATCCGCAACTCGTTCAGCGTGTACATGGACCCGCTGATCCAAGATCCGTGCGGTGCTGACGCGCAGTTCTGCTTCATCACGCAAGACCTGACGAAGAAAGAGTACGAACGCCTGTACCCCAAGGCCGCGCCGGTTTCGACGCTGCTGTCGTACAGCGTGGGCGACTCGACGTCAGGGTACTGGCTGAACGAGAACATGGTGCGGATCGCGGAGTACTTCTACATCGAGAAGGAAGTCAAGACGCTGCACCTGTACCCGGGCGGCATGACCGCGTTTGAGGACTCGCCGGAAGACCAGCAGATGCGCGCGATGGGCCTGATGCCCATGCGCAGCCGGCAGGCCGAGCAGCAGCGCGTGAAGTGGTGCAAGACCAACGGGTACGAAGTTCTTGAGGAGCGCGACTGGGCCGGCAAGTGGATTCCGGTGGTGCGCGTCGTCGGCAACGAGTTTGAGGTGGACGGCGAGATCCACATCAGCGGCTTGGTCAGGAATGCCAAGGACGCCCAGCGGATGTACAACTACTGGGTGTCGCAGGAAGCCGAGATGCTGGCTCTGGCGCCCAAGGCTCCGTTCATCGGGTACGGCGGCCAGTTTGAGGGTTACGAGCACCAGTGGAAGACCGCCAACACGACCAACTGGCCGTATCTGGAGGTCAATCCCGACGCCACTGACGGCGCGGGCAACTCGTTCCCGCTGCCGCAGCGTGCGCAGCCGCCGATGGCGCAGCAGGGCCTGATTGCTGCCAAGATGGGCGCCTCGGACGATCTGAAGGCCACCACGGGGCAGTACGACAGCAGCCTGGGCGCGACGAGCAACGAGCGCAGCGGCCGAGCCATTCTGGCCCGCGAGAAGCAGTCCGACACGGGCACGTACCACTACGTGGACAACCTGGCCCGTGCGGTGCGCTACGTCACGCGGCAGATCGTGGACCTGATCCCGAAGATCTACGACACGCAGCGCATTGCCCGGATCATTGGCGTGGACGGCCAGACCAAGATGGCGCGTCTGGACCCGATGCAGCCCGAGCCGGTGCGCGAGGTCAAAGACCAGTCGGGCGTAATCATCGCCAAGATCTACAACCCCGGCGTCGGCAAGTACGACGTCGTGGTCACCACGGGTCCGTCGTACCTGACCAAGCGGCAAGAGGCGAT